ATGCGCTCTGACAGCTCCAGCTTCGCTATCTCCAGTCTCTCTACTTGTTCGAGCCTCGCCTGCTCGAGCGCTGTTCTGGTCTGCAGCTCTGCCTGGTCTTGTGCGAAGCCGGCATTTGCCTTCGCCGCATCAAGCTCTAGCTTCTGCTGCTGTATCTGTAGATCGACTTGCTTCAGTTGCGTCTGGAGCATAGCGGCCTCTTGCCGGGGATCAGCCTGCTGCATCGCCATCATCTCGGCCTGCTGGGCTTCCATCTCTGCGATCTCTTCATCGCCAAGTGTGATCTGGTCGTATGGCACCTCGAGGGACTTAGCAATCTCCCGGTCGAGCTCTGCCCAATCACGGCGCTTGTTAAACTCAGGCACAGACATCGAGAGGTTGGAGTAAATCATCAGGTTTTCTTGCTGCTTCTCGCGTACCAGGAGCGCGCCAGATCCACGCGCTTCGATACTGAAATCACCCTTGATCTCAGGCTTCTCGCTGAACTGCATATTCCAGTCGTAGAACCGGGTAATCAGCGGCCGGGTAATATCGTCATCCCAGTTTTTGACAGCCTTGCGGAGCACGATATTCGAGCTGTTCATCAGCATCGCCATNCCGGAGCTCGTCTTGGTGGTATGCGGCCCCATCTCACCCTGGGCGATCAGCGGCAGATTCGTCTCCTCGTCTGCAAGCTGACGCGCCATCGAGAAAATATTTGCGAGCTCGACCTGGTGGCTGGGCGTGGCAAACGAAGCGAACGCCTCCTGCACCGATCGAGTCTTATCGCGCAGATACCAAATCTTCTTGGGCGTCATATCCCAGTTGCCATCAGCGGGATACAGGAGCTCTTTGTTGATAACTAACTGGTCGGCTACGGATAGCCCTGCGTTGTCCATCATCATGCGCCAGGAGGCGTTTATGACCTTCTGAGCGCTACGCATGAGGCAGGGCACACCAAAGCCAAAGATCGAGGACTCATCCTTCTCCCAGTTGAACACTGAGAATGGCCGCTCATCCGAATCCATCGGGTTCAGCGCCACCTTGATGACGCGATCACCGCAGAAAAATACGGTCGATTCGATCTCATCATCGAGCTCATCAATCTCTTCATCATCCATCCGATCATCGGACAGAGACATTGCATCGATTAGCTCAGATTTAGAGATGGGCCCGTGGTACTCCCATATCTCGTATTTATTGCCCTCGCCTACCGTATTGATGCCGGTAATGTTGCGGATGTCATCGGTAAAATCTTTGGCGATGTGGGTGGTCTTTGCGCCCTCTTTGACGATTTCTCGAAGCTGGCCGACCAGGACGCCAGGGAGATTCGCCATCTCGCGCAATTGCTTTTTGGATAGCCGGCGACGCTCAAATACAAACTCTGCCTCACCAATGTTTTTAGCCGACATATCTGGGTAAAAATCCCAGGGATCTACTCGCTCGATCGTAGGCTCCAGGGCCTCAACGATCTGCAGCATACTCATGCCATCAGGCAGTACGTCCCAGCGCTTTTTGGTGCGGCCTATGATGATCGGGCCCTTAATGATCGCCGTGCCAAGCTGGCAGGCATCATGGATGATGTCCCGGGCTTTGATGTGATATCGAGACTCCACTAGCTGGTCATCGATCACTTCTTGCATCGCTGTTGCTTTTTCTTCGGCCTCCGCTTTCATAGCTCGGGCCATTTGGATCGGCGCTTGCTGCTCTGGCGTCTCCGGCTGTTGCTTGCTCAGATAATCCAGCTCCGGCACTGGCGTGGACTGGATGCTGAAATTACGGTCATCGGTCGGGAACAACATATCCTGCAACCTGGCTTCGGCTGCATTGGTCTTATTCCTGGTGATGTTGACGAATACTTCTGAGCCCTTGGCCCGCTTGAGCTTTACTTGCTCGTCCGACGCATACTCACCGTGATACTGACGGATATCATCCAGCCATCGCTGTTCGATCTGGTTGCGCTTGCCTACTTGCTCAGCGGCCAGTTTATTCAGCCGGGAAGCAAAAACGTGCAGGCGCTCAGCAATCTCGAGCTCGCGATCCTCGCGGGTGGCATCACCCTCGAAGGCGTCCTCGAATTCGCCGTTTGATTCCGTCATTTCGTGCATGGCTTCCCTTTAGTAACCCGCAACCTTGTCTACTACCGTAGGCTGCACAACGAGCTCAGCGTCCCTATTGACTGGGAGCGGCTCAGCAAATGTCAGTGCGAGGGCGTCCGCACAGTCAGTCGAGCGGTAGCCACGCTTTTTAATATCGTCTTTGCTTTCCAGCTTGCGACGAGAGTTAGAGTCATACTTGTATTGAGGCGCACATAAATCCGTGTGCAGATCATCTCGATCAGGGATCATTACTGGCACATCACCGCCCAGCCAATCCTTCATGTTCCACCACATCTCTGCCCGGCGATTGATAAACCGCTGGGGATCCAGGGCAGCACTACCAAAGTTGATCGCCGCTACCACTTCGTCGTGGCCAAGCTCTACTAAACGATCCACTACCCCGGCACCCAGGCCACCGACGTCTACCGCCACCTGATCCGGGTTCTCGTTCTTAATCAGCGTATGAACGATGCCGGCCACCTCCATTGTCGAGAGGTTCTCGAACACTTCGAGGAAGTAAGCCGATCGGCCCTTGCGTCTAACGATGGCCGTCCTATCGTCTCCAAAGCGCGCAGGATCGACGCCAATAATCAGAGGCCCCACTGCCAGCACTTTGTTCTTTCGTGCCTGTACGACCACCTCCGGGCGTATCAGGCTATCCCCGCCGGACACCTGGAAGGCTTCCTGCGCGGTCATCGGATATTCCTGGCGAAAGGCAAAGATTCCGTCTATTCCATCAGCAGATAACTCAGCGATCTTGGAACGCCGGAAAGCGATCTGGTGATCGTCTAGCCCGAATATCTCTGCCAGCTCCTGCTCTTCGTCAGAACGTCGAAGCCCCTTGGGATCCTTGCGGTACTCGTCCTGCCAGAACCAGGGCACAAAGATCGCTTGAAACGGACTGCTGCCCGCCTCTGCCTGCTGCCACTGCTGGTAGAAGTAATTGCCTACCCCATTGGCCGTAGACTCTAGGATGATCTCCGTATCGTCCTCATCCGGCACCGCCTGCAATATGCCCTTGGCGTGTTCCGAGGCATTTGGCCAGTAAGCCACCTCTGAGCCGTGGAAATACTGAATCGTTGTTCCACGACCAACACTCTTGTTTCCGGCTGTTCCCACCTTGTAACCAGAATCCAGCTTGTCGAAGCTGAGCTCCCTCTGGTTGCTGGCCCCCGTAGAAGGCTTCACAAAGTTCGGTGCTGACTGGTGATACCGCTCCACCATCTCGAACAGGGCCGAGGTCGAATCAGCCTCATGCGTCAATATGAACGCTCTGACGCCATTCCGATGAGTGGTTTTCCAGTAATACCGACCCTCAACGTAGGTAGATACACCCTGCTGCCGACCCTTGAGGATGATCGCCCTGACCTGGCCGGTCTTGCGTTTCTGCTCCTCAATGCAGTTGTGGATATACCGCTGGGCCTTGTTAAGCAGTAATGTTTTAACCTCGCCCGACTTTGACCTTACCGCCAGGCAGTTCCGGGCGTAGAAGTCGAAATCTTCCTTCAGTTTGCGCCGGGTTAGTTCAAGCTCTCCAGCCATTCCTCTTGCGTTACCTCAGTCAATGCGGCCTTGATCTCCGTCGATGACAATCTCGCATGGACGTAGGGCGCGGCGGCTTTGGCAGCGTCTATCCGATAACGGATGTCCTCTGCCTCGTTTTGGTAGATCGACGCGAGATACTCAAGGGGGGATGTCCCGCCATCAGCGCACACCCGGTCGATCTGAGCTTTTGATGCTTTGTTTGAGCTACCCGGTGGCCGGCCCCTGCGCTTCTTGGGCTCTTCCTCTACGGGCTCTAAATCGTCGTATTCGTCATCCCATGCTTCGGACATATTTTCTTCCTGGCATACCGGGCATATTGGGCATTGCTGCGCCGGGCATACGGGCCATTTGGCCCTGTGGAGTTGGCACCATGCGGTTGAGCAATCCCTTAACCGGGGTACGAGGTACGCCCATGGTTTGCTGAGCCGCTGCCGTGAGCTGATCTGTCACGCGGTTCTGGCCCGCTACGGCGGTGCCCTGGGGGTTTGGCGCTGACGGAGCGGTCATCTGGTAACGCCTGACGCCGCCATACGCGGATTGTCCTGTCGTGTTAGGCATCACTGCCACTCCTCTGCATTAGTTGGTCTAGCTTGTCGGATATAGCGCGCAGATCCTCACGCATCTCTAGGCGCAATTGCTCACGATCGGCGCTCTCCTGACTCAAGCGGTCGCGGTGCTCCTGGGCAAGCTGCTGAACGTCACGATCTACTACGCGAATTGACGCAGAGTTAAGCGCTACGCCTTCGGAAACAGACGTAAAGGCAATAATCCCTGAGAAAATTAGCCCGGAGGTCATCGCAATATCGCCCCAGCTTATCGAGGGATCAACGCGCATTACTTTTTCCCGCCCTTAGAAAATCGTTCCATTGCCGGCCCTACCACCTTGTCTAAATGAGGAGCTGCAAAATAGAAGCTCAGAATTAACATTACCGCCCCGGTCATACCGTCCGAATGTTCCTGCGTGATCTCGCTGGCTTCCTTCATCCGTTCGGCTATCTCTGGGCTGCTGAATACAGCGCCTGCCACCATCGCCCAGCCAAAAACATATTGCAGGAGCCATATCATCGTTATCGAACACGCTATGAGCCGGCGAGCCAATGCCTGCCCGCTTGTAGCCTCCATCCAATTGA